ACTTTAAAGAAAAACTTTAAAAAAACTTTAAAAAAAACTTTAAAAAAAACTTTTAAGAAAAAAAGGAGAAACTACAGAAAAAAATAGAAATATGTTTATCCCCTTAAACTGTAGCAAAAAATTCCCAGTCCAAATCATTGCATACTTTCTTCCATATCATATCCTGTTCCAACTGTTTCTCTCTATCTTTCATCATTGGAATATAAGGCAAATATTGCGTCTGGTCCAACAGGGTACATAGTTGATATAATGTGTAGGTATAATTGAAGAAATTCGTCCTATTTGGTGGACAATGTACCGCCCAAGGTTTCTGAATCTCAATAAAGAGAACACAAAGGGTTTCATGCAATTCCTCATTCATAATCGGCGGTTTAATGCCAAACATAGAATTAATATATTGAATATGTTCAAAATATTTATTATATCCTAATTTTCGCAATATTTCGCGCATTTTATCATAATTCATTTCGCTCATTTTGATACGCTCTTTCTTTATTCTTGCCCGAATCGTATCAATGACTTCTTCCGGTATTTGCGTCGTTTCTTTTGCCTGAAATTGCGACAAAATTTCTTTGAAATGATTCAAACGCATATATGCAGTGTACGAAACTTCATTCGGCGGCTCTTTATTAGACGGTTTATTATTTTCAACTATATAACTAATAAATTGACCACAACTGGAGTTGTTACATATCATAATACCTTCTTCATCTTGTGGAATCATTTCTCCATGATGACAAGCTTGACAAATATCTGAAGGCACTACGAAATCGCCGATTTGAAATGTATTTTGATTGACATTTTTCCAATAAACATTATATGTATTTTTTGACGATCTATATTTAAGTGAATTTATATTTGTACTATCTTCCGTTTTTGCATTTATTTTGAAAAAAGAATTGAGAACATTCACATTTTGTTTTCCGCCTCCAACAGAAATATCTTTTTTATCTTTGAAATAATTAAATACATGTTTTGAATTTGCCAACAGATAATCTTTATATTGAGATTGTAATTGTTTAATTTGTATTTTTTTTTGTTTAATTTGATCGCAAATTTCCATGTAGGCATCTATTTGCGACGGTTTCAAAGTTTTTACTCGCATTTTTAATTCGGCGATTTCTTGTTCTAATTGAGGTATTAATTCAGTGTCATTTTTCTCATATTGTTGTAAAAGTTCATTGTGTTTTTCATCAATAGTACAAGTTTTGGATATTGAAGAATTTTGTGATTTCATATAAACATATATGAATAATATGTTGTGGTTTTTATATTATTAGATACTATATTCTATTAATGATTTTTAGACGGTTGAAGAAAACAGATTATATAGAGTATTTGCAATTGATTTCAATGTTTAGAGAAACATATTTTACAGAAGAGCAATTTATTACAACATTGAATCATATAGAATCTGCCAACAGTGAAATATGGGTATTATGTGTTGACAATGACAAATTAATTGGGACAGGAACATTATTATTTGAAAATAAATTTATTCACAATATTTCAAAAATTGCGCATATAGAAGATATATGTGTAGATTCTTCTTATAGAGGTCAAGGTTATGGCACTAAATTAATAGATTTTTTGATAGAACATGCAAAAACAAAAGGATGCTACAAAATTACACTTTATTGTAAAGAAGAATTGGAAAAATTTTATGAATTGAATGGATTAAAGAGAAATAGTATTCAAATGGCATTATATATGTAATTATGTTCTCTCTCGTATTATTTTAAATTTTGGTTTCAAATAATATTATATATTTTGCTACAATGTCCAATAAGTCTATACAAATGGATAATAAAAAATTCCAAAAAATGGTTTTTATTAATAATGCAATAGAAGAAGGTTGGACAGTGAAAAAAAATGATGAATCGGATTCCTATATATTTACGAAAAAACATGAAAATAGACGCGAGATTTTTCAATCGGATTATTTAGAGAAATTCATCCAACAAAGTGCGTTAGAAGGAAGTAGTATACTACCTACAACCAATAAATAATTCTGTTGGCATCTATACAACATAGTTGTAGATATTTTTTTGCATTTTATTAATTTTTTTGTTTTATGTAGGAGATTTTTGTACAAATAAAATCTTTTGAAAATTTTTATCTTTAGGAAGTATATAATTCACAATGGGTGGAGCTCTGATGCAACTAGTCGCTTACGGCGCACAAGACGTGTTCCTTACTGGAACTCCTGAGATTACTTTCTGGAAGGTGTCTTACAGACGCCACACAAACTTTGCCATGGAGTCTATTGAACAGACTTTCTCTGGCCAGGCTGACTTTGGTCGCCGTGTTACATGCACAATCTCCAGAAATGGTGATCTGTGCTACCGCACATACCTTCAGGTGACACTTCCTGAGATCAACCAGTCCATGAACTCTACCAGCTCTGTTTATGCTCGTTGGTTGGACTTCATTGGTGAGCAACTTATTGCTCAGGTTGAGGTTGAGATTGGTGGTCAACGTATTGACCGTCAATATGGTGACTGGATGCACATCTGGAATCAGCTCACAGTTTCTGAGGAACAGAAACGTGGTTACTTCAAGTTGATCGGTAACACGACCCAGCTTACATACATCACTGACCCGACATTCGCCAACATCTCTGGACCTTGTGCTGCTGCTGGTTCGCCGACACAAGTCTGCGCTCCTCGCAATGCCCTTCCTGAGACAACACTTTACATTCCTCTTCAGTTCTGGTTTTGCCGTAACCCTGGTCTTGCTCTTCCGCTCATTGCTCTTCAGTATCACGAAGTCAAGATCAATCTTGACATCCGCCCTCTTGGTGAGTGTCTCTGGGCTGTTAACAGCCTGACAGCCACATCTGGAACACAGACAACTACGACTGCCTACCAACAGTCTCTTGTTGCTGCTTCTCTCTATGTTGACTACGTCTTCCTTGATACAGATGAGCGCCGCAAGATGGCCCAGAACCCTCATGAGTACCTCATTGAGCAGGTTCAGTTCACTGGTGATGAGTCTGTTGGTTCTTCCAGCAACAAGATCAAGCTCAACTTCAACCACCCGGTTAAGGAGCTCATCTGGGTTGTCCAGCCTGATGCCAACGTTGACTACTGCTCGTCGCTTGATGCTGCCCAAGTTCTTTTCAAGACACTTGGTGCTCAGCCTTTCAACTACACAGACTCCATTGATGCTCTCCCCAACGCTGTCCATGCCTTCGGTGGACCTGCTGAGACTGCTGGTTCTAATGCTTTCATCAACGCTTCTGGTCTTTTCCAGATGGCCGGTGCTGTTGACATTAACGGTGTGACATCTGCTGATGAGTGGCTCGGCCCGACATCGTTGAACACACCTTTCACAGATTCTTCTCCTTCTGCTTCTGGTCTTTCTGATGCTGGAACATTCGTTCTTGCTGAGACTGCCCTTGACATGCACTGTTGGGGCGAGAACCCGGTTGTCACTGCTAAGCTCCAGCTTAACGGCCAAGACCGCTTCTCTGAGCGCGAGGGATCGTACTTTGACGTTGTTCAGCCCTTCCAGCACCATACACGCAACCCTGACACGGGTATCAACGTGTATTCTTTCGCTTTGAGGCCTGAGGAACATCAACCAAGCGGGAGTTGCAACTTCTCCAGAATTGATAACGCTGTTCTTCAGCTTGTCCTTTCTTCCCCGACAGTTTCGGGAACTGCCACAGCTAAGGTGCGTGTGTACGCGCTAAATTACAACGTTCTCAGGGTGATGAGCGGCATGGCAGGGGTAGCGTACTCAAATTAAATATTTTTGTTACCATTTATGCAGTCATATTTTTATAAAATATATAAATATTTTATAAATAGACAAATGTTCACTTCAGTTTAAGTCAAAGCGAACGATTTTTGCTTTTGTTATAACAAAAGCAAGATTCATATATAATATTGTTGTTTACTAATAAACAGTATAATAAATATACACTCACTCAAAGTCATATTTTTCAAACAATTATTTAGTAAATGCTTTAAAATACTTGCTTTTGATTTTTATAAGTAAAAATAAAATATAAAGACAATATATAATAAAATATATAAAATGTCTACAATAGATATTATTTCATTAATAGAAAGTAATCCTATAACAAAAATATCTTCAACATACAATAATAAATTATTAATAAAAATACAAAATTGTTTTACAGAAATACAACAACAATTATTTATTACATCATTTTATTGTTGGTTAAATTATCATCCAATAAATGATTTTGTTATTGATTTAGATAATATATGGCAATGGTTAGGATTTAAACAAAAAGTAAATGCAAAAACATTATTAGAAAAACATTTTGTTTTAGATAAAGATTATAAATATTTACATTCAAAAAATGAAACACAAGATAATAAACAGCATGGTGGACATAACAAAGAAACTATTCTATTAAACATAAAAACATTCAAATTATTCTGTTTGAAATCAGGAACAAAAAAAGCACACGAAATTCACGAATATTTTATTAAGTTAGAAGAAATGTTACAAGAAATTGTTCAAGATGAAAGCAATGAATTAAAATTACAATTAGAACAATTAAAAGAAAATCAAGAAATAATAAGAAAACAAACACATTTATTAGAACGTGAAAAAATATTATTGAGAGAATTTGCAACAAAAT